AGTCAACCTCTATCAGCGGAGCCCACTCCGGTCGGATAACTTGAAACTCCGGAAACGCATCGAGCTTTAAGACTTTGCTGGCCTGCATATATTTGCGGCTCTGGAAATTCTCGCAGTGCTCCGCTGCAGCAAGGATCAGGGCTTCTATGTAGTTATCATCGTCCGTGTGCGTAACTCTAAGATGATCCTTCATATCGCTGACGCTGACCGGCACTGTTTCCGTTGTTACTGGCGTACCTGTTACAGTCATAATCTTTACCTCACGTTACCGTAATTTCCTGTGTGTCCGGACCGTACTCTCCCTGCTTGTAAAAATAAATCGTATATGTAGCTGGATCAAGGTTCAATGGATTAGCCCATCGTCCGTTGACATCCGTATTTGTTTTGGCTTTGACGTAACCGGCTGCCAGGTTGCCGGCGTCATAATCCGACTTGAGATAGATCACGATATCTGCGTTGTCGATACCGCTGCCAACTCCATCCACATATCTCAGGGCATCGGTGCCGCCGTAGTTATGATCTACGGCTACAGTACCCAGGCCTGTCAGGGTAATATCACTTATTTTTCTGCCCAAAGTACCCAGGGTAATATGTTCGGAAAGCGGCTCATCACAAACTGCATCACTTACTGCATCACCTATCTGGTTGGTTGTATACTTAGTGAAAACTACTATCGGTTCGATCTGGATGGTACTTGTTGAACTGCTGGCAGAAAATATAATCATATCTGCATTGCTCTCTGCCTGTGTCAAATCAAAGACATATATCCCTGGCAGATTCGTATTGTCAAGCTCGGTGGGATTCACATCATTGCTCTGCACTGCCGCCGCACCATTCTTACTGATAAACATGGTAATGTTGGCCGCATCACCGGTCTTTGCAACATCAGCAATCGTATCGTGTGCGTATATCGTTAATTTTTGACCTGCTACATTCTTAAGCATCAACTAACCTCTATAAATAATTGATTTCGCCGGAGCTCCTTGTTTTTTCTGCCAGGCTCCGATACTACTAAAGCCATTCTGTGGTGTCGGCCTGCCGGTATTCAAACAGGGTGAGCCTGGCTTGAGTCTAAAATCACCACTTGCCGCATCCACAAATTGTGGATCGATATTCTGGTCACCGGCATAGGGCTTCAACGCGGCAAGCTCGGCATCTGTAAGAATGCTTGAAGTATCAGCATCGTAATGATGACCGACATTGTTATAAAAGATGTTGTGACTGCTTCCGCCCGCCGCATAAACAGTAGTGATATTTCCGTTAATTGCACGACCGACATGATTAGCCACTATACAGTTCGTCAAAGTTACATTGCCCAACAAATAAACTCCACGATTATTGCCACTAATGACGCAATTTCTTAATAATGCTGGAATTGTGCGGTCTGCACCCAAATATACACCATATTTGCTGGTTCGCGTAAAACCAGTAACGATAGTATTTTCGATAACAACAACACAATCTTTTGTAACCTCTATGCCGTGGTCAGCGAGACTGTTACCCTTAACATAAGAATTATAAAGTACAAAATAGCTATCATAATTGCCATCCGTGGTCTTTACGGTTATACCCTTACCCGTTCCATTATATGTCTGGTCAATTCCATCAAGAATTATCTTTGAAGTTTTGCCACCTCCGGTAGTGTCGATATAAATACCACCCTCAAGAGTAACATCAAAAGCATATATCTCGCCACCATAACATCCTATGGCGTTGATATTATTGTTTGCCGCCAAACCACCATAGATAAAGAGGACTTCCTTCGCATTATGAGTAGTGAACCCCTGTGCTGAACCAGGACCATTATCATAGCTCTGACAATTATAACAAATTAAAGTTGTTTTGATTGTCGTGCCAAAAGTGCTAATTGAAAAGCCATCGTTATAATTATTCATTGCGCGGCAACTTATGCAAATAACATCGATTGTAACTGCACTGGTTGCGTATATCTCGAAACCTTTTGACGTTTTTGCCTCGGCAAAATCACAATAATAAAAAATCAGATTAGTATCTGATGCTGGGTCATCAACAAGAACTGTAAAATCATCTCCTTGAGTAAAAATAAGCCGATGGTCGCCAGCAGAATTACCGATAATAGCTGTATTGTTTTTGACAGTAACTTTATACAAATCATTACCGTCAATCGTGACATCGCCGTCATAGACAATATCAATCACGCAGTTATGATCAATTATCAAATCTTCCGTCAGAACAAAAGAGGCTGCGTTCAAATGAATTGGCGTATCCTCATTGTCATGTACAGCCACTTCCAGCTCGGCAAATGTTGTTACAGTTACCTCAGCCATTACTTATTCCATTTTAGATACTGAACTATTCTTGTTTTCGTCTAAACCTGCCCAAAAAATTACGCACGCGTCCACCGCCGGCAGCTCCAGCACCGGCATCGTCCTCGCTTTCGGCAGTCTCATCGTCTTTGTGGGTTTTGTCGTCTCCTGTTTTTTCCGAGTTGTCCGGTCCGGCTGTAGTCTCCGGTGCCGGCGGAGCTGTGGTCGTCTCCACAGGTTTCGGAGGTTCTTTGTATGGCAGAGCATACCCGCCGGCAATCAAGGCCTTGGCTTTGGACGGATTGACGTTGGCTACGTGGCCGGCCTGGACAACACCCTTAGGACCGGCCATTGTGGTTTGCATTAGTACCTTCATGATCGAAGCTCCTTTTTTTCTGTCATAATACTTTGTTTTCAATATCACTGCCGCGTTTCGGCCTACCCTACCGTAATATGAAAAACGCCGGTATTGCCGTCACCGCCGTTTGCAATCGCAATCTTAACCCTCTCATCGGCAGCACAAATAGGTACCGGCACCGGCTCATCGCCCTCATCGTTAAAATGCAGGGCCGCCCCTGCCTGGCTGTGTGCCGGCTGCCTTGGTGCTCTGATCGCCGATGCGTTGACATCCAGCTCTGTCCAAAGGCCGCGTTCGGTAGTCTCCAGCGTGATCGTAAAATCCACGCCGTCTGCAAAATCAGTTTTCACATACTGGATAGATAGTATCTGGCCATTCACTGGCTTAGAGTATCCTGTGGCGGCACCGCCGACAGCTGTAGTGACACTGACAGTTTCTCTTTTAATATACATAGCTCTGTTCCTTTAGTTAATATCCGCCCAGGTCCCGGCACTTCCCACACAAATCCAGTTAACATCGCCAATCGTTTTAAGGTGAACAAAACTACCGTCAGCAGCGTCTGAACTTATCGCATCGCCCACGGCGTTGGTAAGCACAAATATCTGGTCTGCATCATCAGGATTGATGTTTACATCCGCGGCAGCATCAAGATAAATAGTCACGTCCATATCGGCCGCGGCAGCGGGAAGATTCACATCACAATCGCTGCCGTAGAGAGTTGTCCCATAACAACTCGATGCCGCTATGTCTCCTGCTGAAAGCACCGCTGTCTTGTATAATGTAACCGCTGTGCCAGCAATTTTGAAACTGCCGCCGCTTTCGATATCCAGATCGCCGCCCGATACTACATCAATCGATCCACCGACAACCCAGCGGGCTCCGCCAACTTCGTGATAGTTTAATGTTACATATCCGGTACCCAGGGCCAGGATGAAAGCTATCCCGATAAACAGACCTAACAAAAGGCCTTTTCTTGTAGAGTTTTTCCTAAACATCGCAAATCTCCTTTGCAAAATGGTTGTACTGATGTAGGTCGGCCTCTGCAGACCGACCCGCATCGGCTAAAATTTTTCGTCTGATACTTCCCAGGCAACCTTACTTACTTCGTGCCTTCTGCCGGACTCAGATGCTGTTCGATCTCTACCGTATCGGCAACGGCATTGACAACCGGCTGCTTCCGTGCTCCATACTGGACATAGATCGCACTCTCGGCCTGGGCCTGAGCTTCGTTCTTGGTGACGACTCCACGAATGTACCGCTTCCTTGGTCTGAAAATATCCAGGATGAAAATTTGGTCGTCATCATCGTCCGCCACGGCGATCTTTGTGCCGAGCAGGTCGGCTCCATCACTGCAATCGCTTTCGTCTCCCTGCTCTGCGTGGACATCACCAGCTGCCGAGCCTGCTAATGTTGCGTGCTTGACGATGATAAGAACGCCCTCGAAGCCTTCCATATCCAGGGCCGCTCCGTTACGAGCTGCAGTGCCACTCAGATAAGGCAGCATTTCGCTGATTTTAACTTTGTCCGAAAGTAATCCGAACATGGTTTACACTCCTTACTTAAAAACCTATTGCTACATCGCATAAACAAAACGCATAAAACAAACTTCTCCTCTAAAAAAACTTCTCCGCTTTTTCTCCGGTCTTACGCACCCATCTTTACTCTTGCAAAGGCTTCGCCCAGTACCGGCATCCCATCGGCCTCGAGCCGTCCGATGTATCCGTTCTGGTTCGTGGCTGCATACAGCTCGAGCAGGACCTGCATGGTCAATGTCAGGGCATCGACAATCCAGTAATACCGGAAATCACCAAGCGCACCAACGTAGAGCCCGGCTTCAAAGGTGTTCGGTGCATACTCAGACTCTCTGACCGGTATATTAAGAATCCGGTCGGGGTCTTTAAGAACTATCGATGGCTGCCAGATATAACGGCCTTCGCCATCCTTGAGCTTGCTGATCTGCTTTACTGCATCACGGTGGAATATCCAGCTGGCAACGCGGCGATAACCGGCCTTGAGGCTGTACTCGCATTCCTTCAAGCCATCGAACCGGATCTCCGTTGCAAGGTTGCCGGCGGCAACGTCTCGGGTTGTCGGTATGCCGTTATCGCTGGCTGTGAATATACCAAGGGGCTGCTGTGCTCCGGTGCCGTTAAGAAAACAATTCTCTTGAACAACAGCAAACTTGTATCCGAGTCTGCTGCGGACGATACCATCCACACTCATCGTTGACCTGCGAATCAACGTCTTTGATACCTTGATGAGCTTTGCCAGAGGATGCGGACGCAGTTCTCTCTTGCCAAAGGCCATCGTTGTATCCTCGGTACCGATTGCAAGCTCCGTTGTCCAGTCAGGATCGGATGGGTCAGCATCCAGCGATGGTGCCCCCAGGCTTTCACCTGATGTAAGTGGCGGCAGGACCCGGGAAATCTGTCGCATGAAAACATCATCGTCAAGTCCCGATATTAACTCAGCTTGAAACCGCTGCGGTGCTGAGAGAAAACCGCCGGCTACTGGATCATCCTGCTGCAAGGCTCGATGTTCACCGCTTATAAGAAAACGCCGAAAAGACTTGACGTATTCCTCTGTGGCTGTCTCGCCGGCAAGCTCAATGGCTCTCCTGTCACCACAGACGCTGGTTCTGAGCTCGATGGTTCTCTGCTCTGCAGCTGGATGCCCAGCTCCTGCATCCGCTCTTTGCGTCTCTGTTTGACGGCCACGGGACTCTGCCAGTAGTGTCTCCTCTGTCTCCAAGACTGTTCTGCGCTCCGCGTCAGCGTTGATCTGTTCCGCTTGAGCTTTGAGCTCGCCTGCTTCCTTGTATGCCTTATCGAAAAGCTCTCGCTCCTCTGCCGTCAGTTCCCTGCTTTCACCATCAGCCTTGTCAACAATTGTGCGGGCATCACTTATTAGCTTTGCCCGCTTTTCGAGAAGTTCCTTCGGTGTCATGATATTCTCCTTAAAAAATCATTCATACGTTTATCAATACTGCATACTGTCAGCCAGGCCACGGCCTCTGAATATACAGCCTGCAGATTTACTCTATCTCTGCCAGGTCCAAACGCCTTTTGGCGATATCAACGCTACCTCGACTTTCCTGTTCCTGTTCCTGCCAGAGATCGTGGCTGCGAACCGCCACATCGGTATCCGGATAAGCTGGGAAAGTTACCACGGACACATCTCGCAGTTGTATTTCTAAAAGTTCTCTGACTTCCTGCCCTTCCTCGATGTGCCATCGATCGCTGATCGTCTTAAAGCCGATGGACATGCCAGTTAAGTCTCCTCTTTCTACCAGCTCCGTAACATCTTTCGCCACCGTTGTATTTGGTAAGTCGATCTCAGCCAGCAAGCCTTTTTTGTCCTCAGTCAGTTTAAGTGTCTTTGAGCTTCTGCGTCCGAGCAGCTGGCTGGGGTTGTGATCCACCAAGGCCCTGACATCATCGCCGGCTTTTAGGCTTTTAGTAAAAGCACCTTTTAGTATCCTCTCTCGAAAGCAAAACATCGGCAGACTGAGGATGTTAAAAAGAGCTGCATAGCCGACAAGCCTTATGGGTTTATCATCGTCTTTTTCTACTCGCCACTCCACGCCATCGATTGTTCGTACTTCTGTCTGTTTCATATCGAGCTCCTTTTTTTCTTTCGGCGGAGCCGCCGCTTCAAACGTTCCGCCTCTATCTTTGCATACTTTTTTAGCATCCGCCTTGGTCCAGACTTTCGTGGAAAATCTAAGAGCTTGTATCTCGCTCTCTTTTGGTTTTATGATGCCATAAATAACATCTATACACTTTCCGTCCTTTTTCTGGTCACAATTAACCCTTCTTATTTTGGGGTACTTTTTCGGATCGTTTAATCTGCAGCTATGTTCTCCCTGGAAAGGCATTGTTATTCTCCTTCACGCCGTCAAAGTTTTTGCTCTCTCCTGCAAAATAATATCCGCCATCATTAAAGGTTCTTGTGTTTCCCAGCCGAGTAAAACAGAACATACTCGGCCCTCGAGCTCGTCTCCGTTTTCTCCCTCCACCAAAGCCCCGATCGCCTGCCGGTGCCTGGCTACATATTCGCCGGCAACTTTTTCCATTAAGGCCTTCTCGTCCTCAGTCTCCAGATAAGCCCTAACCACCGGCTCAAAGACAGACTGTATGTGCTCAATAAATTTGCTATAAAATTCCTCTACCCTGCTGCCAAAGCTCTCCGGTTTTTTAAGAGTTTTTCGCAGGGCGTTTGCTTCCTTGGTCAAGATCCTTTCCCACGTGTGCTCCAGCAGCTCGCGGACCGCGATAGTATTTCTCGTCCCCTTCGGAGCTGCCGCCGGCCAGGGTGCTCCGACAGGTTTGTAATTCAACGGCTCCAGGTAGGTGTCGCCGCCTTCGATGCTGTTCATGTTTTCTTTTCTGCGAATATCGTTGATAGAAAAAAAGCCGCCGGTCCGAGCTATTTTATAAGCTTCGTATCTGCTCTTTGTATCGCCACGCAAAAGAGCATCGACAAGAAACTCAAAAAAGTGGGTAGGCTGTTCATCCTGTCTGAGCAGTTTATAACTACATTCCAGCTCCCATCTTTTCAGCCATTTTGCCAGAGTCCAGGTAACAAATTCAATTCCCTGATGTTCGATATTAGAAAACGTGGCTTTGTCCATTTCGGCCAGCATGTGCAGGGGGATCGTGTACCATCTTGCCACGTCCGCCACTTCAAATTTTCGTGTTTGCAAAAACTGTGCTTCCTCCGGCGGTATACCTATCTGATGCCATTTCATACCCTCCTCTAAAACTTCTACTCGATGTTTATCATCAAGCGATCGATGGTCTTGTTCCCACGATTCTTTTAATCTTGCCTGTGCAGGCTTGCTAAGAGTTTTGGGATGCTCAAGCACTCCGCCAGGCCTGGAGTCATTGCCAAAAAAGGCAGCTCCATATTTCTCCGCCGCCAGGCCGAAGGCTACGCTCTCTCGCGCGTAGTGTATAACCGAATAGCCCTTGATGCCGTCAAAGCTAAGGCCTTTAATGTGCAGACAATTCACGTAAGGCAGATATGCGGTGCCGCCATTTTTGAGCGTGACCTTGTATCTGATATGGCCGCTCTCCGTTACTTGCGGCTCCACACGATTCGGCAGCAACGGCCACAGGGCCAGGGCACGTCCACCGCCGTCTCTTTCTATCTCTGCGTATCCGTTTCCCCACGTCAAAACATGTCCCTGCAAGAGCTCGCGAAAAGTCAGGGCGTCCATATACGGATTAGGTCTATCGTGCAGCAATTTATAAGATGAATGTTTTGCATCCAGCTCTTTGTCGCTGCCCTTTCTGCGATATATTTTCATCGGCAAAAATCCAAGTGCCCCGCTTATGATATTGATCGCCGCCCATATTGCAGAATAACTCAGGGCCTTGTCCTCATCAACCTGGATGCCGGAGCTCGTCTCTGCCGCCCCAAACATTTTTCTTACCCAATACTGCGGCGTCTGCGGGCTGCCGCCCTGCTGCCAGGTTGCTCTTTTCTCCAGATATTCGCTGATGGCTCCCATTATTTTTTCCTAATCAATACGTCAATCATAAGACAAAGCCCTACTGTAAAACCGCCGGCACAAACGCCAAGGCCAATACTTTTAGTCAAAGCTATGGCACCGCCTATCGATAAGGCCATAAGTAAAATCGCAACCGCTTCCATCAAGGCTGTCATACTCTCGTAAGTCCTCTGGTATCATAAACCGATGTCTCCGGTTCCCTGGCCACGATCGCTCTGCCAATGGCTTCGATCAATGCTACAATGCCATCGATCCTCTCCCTGGATTTTTTCTTTGATGGCTTTATATTGCCGGCTGCGTCTATCTCTGCAGACACGTTCGAAGCCATCCATCTAAGTATCGGATTGCCTGCGTGTGCCAACCGCCGGCCCAAGATTAGTTTTTCAAGCATACTTGATGGAGCTGACATAGAAGCGAAGCCCTGACCGAATGATACAAATTGTTCCTCCTCTATGCCGTCATGTATAAACGCCTGACGGAGTGCTTCAAAATTCCATCGGTCAAAGGCCGTCTCCCTGATATCGAATTTTTCACAGTCCGCCTCAAAATCCTTTTTCACTATATCAAAATCAACAACGTTGCCAGGGGTCAGTTTAATATAGCCCTGCTTCGCCCAGGCTATATAAGGCACGCGATCTCTCTCCTCTCTTTTGACTGCATTGTCCGCCGGTATCCAGAATCTCGGCAGGACTTTATACGCTCCGTTTTTGCAGGGAAATAACAGAACATGAGCGGTTATATCCGTATTGCTTGATAGGTCGAAGCCGGTAAAGCATTCTTTGCCTATCAAATCTTTTTCTATGACCTCGCCGGCACACTTGTCCCAATCCTCCAGAGCGATCCATCGCGTCTCTTGCTCCGTTTTTATGTTCAAATGCAACCGCCTAAAAGTATTCTGAAAACCGACTTCCCTTATTGCCTTTGCACATTTAGCTTCTATGTAACTGCGTGGTATGCTGACACCAAGGTTAGGGTTCGCCTTCCGCCACGCCGCCGGCTTTTTCCAGTTATCATCCGGACTCGCTTCAAAGATCGCAGGCAAAAAACTTTCGTCCTCAAATATGCCATCCCTCACATTACGAGCGTAATCATATTTCTCATTACAGATAGACGGACGATCGAAATCGGAGGTGGTGATGTGAACGATTAAAGGCTGAGCCCGGGCTGCTGTTGATGTCTCCAGAACATCTATGAGCTCTCTGTCCTTGCGTCCGTGTAATTCATCGTTCACTACAAGATGAGTATTGTATCCGTGTTTTGTATTTGCCTCAGAGCTTATCGCCGTATAAAACGATCCGCTCTCAATACCGTTGTCAGGATCGTAAGCGGTGATCGAGTTCTGATAAATTTTGCAATACTTTTGTACTTGCTCTGATGCCAATATCATGCCTTTGACTGTCTTAAAAACAAGCCTGGCCTGGTCCCGATCGTTAGCCGAGCTGTATATCTCCGCACCTGGTTCACCATCAGAAGTCAAAACATAAATGATTATGCCGGCGGCCATCGATGTCTTGCCGTTTTTTCTTGCTACGAATATAAAAGCTTCTCTGTACCTGCGAGTGCCGTCCGGTCTTTTCCATCCGAACAGGTTGGCTATTATCGCTTTCTCCCAGCGGGCCAACTTAAAAGGCTGGCCTGCTTTCGGTCCCTTGATGTGCTTAAGATAGTCAGGGAAAAAATCTATGGCTTGTCGAGCAGCTTCCAAATCGAATGTGCAATCTCCAGCTGTTGTAAAGGGGTCATAGCCAGGTAAATTTTTTAATAGTTTTACCCAAGACTTAGACAGTCCAATTTTTTCCGCTGCTGCTATCATATCAAGCTATCTTAAAGGGGCTTTTCTTTCCCTTTGATGCCGGTTTTGCAACCGGAGCTATCGACAATCCCGCTCTATCGCTGGGGCTCATACCGAATTTCTGACCAATTTTATTCATTTGATCCAGGGCCTGTTTCATAATTGATATCGCAGGGTTCTGTATAACGTTGCCATTTCTGGTTTTTATTAAAAGGCTGGATGTCAAATCATCCACGTTTTCCGAATCGGTCTGCATTACTGCATCACAAAACTTTTTGGCCGATAGATATTGAGCTACGGCCTCGCAATAAGTACCTAAAGTATTTCCAGCC